TTGACGGGATAAGCTTTCAGTAGCTGCTCCCGTCATCTTTACTGCAGACTCAAGTTGACGAGTCCGGACAATGGCTTCCCCTTTTTCTTTGTTGTATTCAACAAGGGGTCTGCCAGCCATCTCATTCAACACCCTTCCTTCTTTTTCAAGCTCCGCAACCAAACGTTGTTTAACCTCTAACAATTTTTGATTGTTTTCTTGAGCTCTACCTGTTTGCTCATTGATCTGGGCCATTCGCTCTTCAACCTGAGCAACTTCCCCCTGGATTTTAGCATAATTCTCTTGAGCCTGGGTTAATTGCTCTGCCCGTTTGATGGTTTCCTCAATGATCTTAGCCCTTTCCATCAAAGCTGTTTTCTCTTGCTCTATTTTTTCAAGATTAACAGCCCCAGGCTGATCGAGTTGTTCCCCAGGTTGATCGGGTCTGGCCGATGCCCTCTCAGCCGCCTTAGCCATATCCTGATAGGACTTTTTAATATGCTCTAAGGCAGTTCTCAATTGTTCTACCTCAACCTGGGCATTATTCGCTTCATCTCCGAGAGGTTTGAAAGTTTGACCTGCTGCCTGCCCCGCTTTAGCATACATAGTTTCAAGCTCTTTAAAAACAGTTTTGAGCTGATTAGCAGCTTGTGTCTCTGCTTTACCCGCACCAGCTGTAATCTTAGCTTTCTCTCGTGCTAATTTAGTTAATTCAGCTTGTTGGGTTTGAAGTTCTTTATGTATCTTTTTGAGTGCTTGTTGAGCTTGCCCTTCTTGGTGGATTTTTTGAAGCAGGGTGTCTTTTTTCTGAGTAAGCCTTTCAACTGCTTCTTCGGACTCCTGGATCAATCGATTGCTATCGCTTTGTTTTTTATCAAGTTCTGTTACTTCTTTTTTAGCTCTGCCATACTCTTTTTGAGCATCAGTCAATTGCTGGGCCCTTTGAATGGTTTCACGGAGAAGATTAGACCTTTCCATCAAAGCGGCCTTTTCCTGCTCTATTTTTCCAGTATCCCCAGGTTGTTTAGAGGCTTCATCCAACTCATAATAAGCCTTCCCAACTTTAGCTAAAGCATCCTTTAATTGTTTAAGGTTTACTTGAGCATTTTTAGCTCCACCTTCCAAAGGTTTAAAGGTTGTGCCTGCAGCTTCCCCGGCCTCGGTATAAACTGCCTTAAGACTTTCAAAAGCAGCTTTCAATTGATTAGTTGCTTGTACACTTTTTTGCTCTGCTTTAGCCATGGTTTGAGCTCTATGCTCAGTCATCTCAGCTAATTCGCTTTGTTCGGCCTTGAGCCGTTTTTGAACATCTTTATATTGTTTAAGAGTTGTAGATGACTCCTTAGTTTTTTCAATGAGAGCTTGTTTTTTCTGGGTAAGCCTTTCTATAGCTTTTTCAACTTCATGGGTCAGGGTAGCATTCTCTTTTAGCTTACCATCAACATCTACCGTCCCTTTTTGAGCCTCAGCATAGTTCTGTTGGGCTTTAGTCAATTGGTCAACTTTTTTAATAGTCTCTTCAATGATTTTAGCCCTTTCCATCAAAGCATCTTTCTCTGCATTTATTTTACTAAGGTCAGGTTTTTCTGCTTGAACAGGTTCTTTAGAAAATCTGCCTGAAAGATCTCGGGGTTGTTCAGCAACTTGAGATAGTTTACGATAAGAATCTTTTATACTAGCTAAAGACTCCTTCAATTGCCTCATGCTTACCTGAGCATTGGTTGCTTCATCTTCAAGGGGTTTGAAGGTTTTTCTAGCAGCATTCTCTGCTTCGCTATAAATCGAGGTTAATCTACGGAAGCTTTCTTCTAAATCCCTGTTTGCTTTCATTGAAGAAGCTGCAGCAGCTTCTTCAGCATGACGCCTAGTCTCGGCTAAACTTGATAAATGCTGTTGTTGTTCAGCTATCCCTTGTTGCACCCCTTCCAATCTTTTATTCAAAGCTTCAACTTTACTAGCAGAGGAGGCAAATTTTTCATAATTCTTTGCAGCATTTTCAGCCCCACCCTCAACATCCAATAAGCCTGATGTCACTTGTTTAAGACTTGTCGCATTCTTTTTAAGATGGCTAGATAACTTATCCACATCTTGAAGGCCTGCAACGCTAATGTTCAATAGCATCTCCAGCCTTCTTCCCATTGAGTTTCCTTGTGGCATCTTTTATCTCCTATTTAAAGTCTTATCCGAACATCTGAGCAAGATCTTGTGTATGATCTAAAGGCAAACGATTTACAAATTCATTTACCTTTTTAAAGATAAACTGTTCATCCTCGGGCCATAATTGAAAGAAATCACGGCCAGGTACATCCTCTATATACATATCGGGCTCCATCATCCAATTGATATAGCTCAAAGTCTTTCGAGTATACATTTCATCATTAGTAACCTTAGAGTCTTTAATTGCATCATAATTCAATAAAAACCACTCCTCTTGGTGTGGGTCCCCTAAGTGCCGAAATATGGGGACATGCATAGTACTTCCATTCAATACATCTCGGGCGTAGGGGACCCCNCTAGAACCAATACGAAGGACATAGACTTCTCTTTGACCGCCATCCTGACCCTTAGTAGGACCGGGACGCCTTTTGATACTGTCGCGTAAAGCCCCGGTTGATACTAAAGCAGGATTATCTTGAGTTGAAGTATCTCCTGCTCTAGCATGTCTCAGTTTGTAAGCCATATCCCCAATTGGAGGAAAAGGGGGGTCACCGAAGGTCCCATTATTGAACCGGCCTTTTATACGGTTAATTATCACAGGGGCTATTTCGTCATAAACTGTTGTTAGTTCCCCTATTTTCTTTTTCAGATTTCTCGCAGGTTGTTGAAACTGCGAAAGGGCTTCAACAGGATTATTTGTTGTACTACTACCAACTGTAAATTTTATGCCGGCTTTCCTAGACATCTTGTTGGAATGAGTCACCCCCCCTTGTTTGGGGAAGCTGAGGTGTTCTTGGTTTTGAGGAACTCGAGGGTTTCTTTTTGCTTGAGAACTCTTTTTTCATCTTAGACATCCTTGCCCTTTCATAAGCGGCCTTTTCACTTTGTATGGTGTGAAAGATCCCCATCAACAAAAGGGGTTGGTCCAGGTAGCCCCCGTCATAGGGTAAACATTTATACTCCCTACAAGAAAACTCCATCTCAAGCAGAAAATTATGGTGAGGGTCTACAAGAGATGTTGGACAAACTTCCTTCGGCTGATTAAAATAAGCAAGCAAGAGCTCAAAGGGAGAGAGATGAGGGAATACGGCTTCTAGTGTCTCGAGTTCCTCAAAAATCCCTTCTTTATTCAATAATCTGACTTCTTCCCCGATTACGTTGGGATTGAAGTCTTCCGAGTCAAAGAGGGGAATCCTGATTGAGTTCTCCTCCTGACCCGGAAATTCTTCAAGAAAACAATGACGCCCTTCATACAGTTTATTAGCTATGCAGAAGTCGCAGTCATATAAATTCATCCTTTCTCTGGTTTCTTGCTTCCAGAGACTGAAGTATGTGAGGATTTGAAGTTTTTTTTAGCGCCAGCTTTCAATTGACTCAGGTTGCTGGCCACATCAAAGACTTCGATAAGGATGTCAGCCGGAAGGTCTTGACATACCCGGATAAGGGTAGCCTCATCCGAAATCTTTGAGATAACTCCTTTTCCTTCAAGATCAGGGAAATTATCAGAAAATTCAAAATTCTCCACTTCAGTTACAATACCCAGGAACTCTTCAATATCCGCGTTATTCAATTTACGGACATCCAAGTCACGGTAGCCTTTGCGTCCTTCTTTTGAGGCACCAGCATATCGCCTCATGGACTCATTAGCATCCCGACCGGTTTTAGCTTTGATCCAAAATACGGTCGGGTTTTCTGTGTTGTCCCTTTCTACTTCGGGTACGTAGGGAATCGGTTTTGTTGATACACCTTTTAGTGCCATGTTATTTCTCCTTTTTTAGTTGTCCTTTGGTAAGGTACCTTTTATGTATTAAGAGGTTAGTTAAGGTTATACAGGTATTCTTTGAAGCAGGGTTTTATCGTAGCCGAACCGAAGTTCAACTGCATTGATGTAACCCTCGGTTTCAGACTCTTCAGGGATATAGCCTTGAGCTTCATTAGCCCATTGACGTACCCCTTCAAAGTTTGCTTCAATCATGTGCTCATTATCACCTGCCATGTCATAGTCACTTACTCGAGCGTTAACCATTATGCTCATAAAGTTCTTGGGATTCGTAGTTCCCGTTTTGAACTTATTAACAGTAAGAGGGTCTAACTCAGTGCCATGGTCAAGCAGATAGTCTTTACCATTAAAAGTAGCACCAGACTGGCCCCAGTAAAATACAATTTTACGAGGTTCGCCTTCCAGGAAGCGATTGATAAAGTAATTCTTACCAGCCCCACCCCCCTGACTCCAGGGAACGGTTATACTTCCTGAAGCTGTAATTTTAGCCAAGATAGCCGATACAGCAGTAGGGTCGTTAAAGTAACTGAACTCAACGTTGTTTTCTAGATCAACATTGAATGAAGGGGTGAATATCTCTATCCATTCTTCACCTACCGGGTCCCACATAGCAGCTGCCATGTCTTGATACTTAAAAGGTAGGGTTCCTCTTACAAAACCCAGGTCTCCTTCAAGAGCAGACATATTGTCTTGTGTCCAAGTACCAAATCGGGTAGTAGCTTCAAGAGAGAAGATCTGCCCTACTTCACCTGAGAAATTCAGGTTACTGCAAACCCCACCCTTCATGATCTGGTCAACTTCATCTTGTGCATCCCCGCCCAAAAAGCGGATAGCTTGAAGGAACGATACCGGATCAGCCGAGGTATAGGGCCGACAGGTTAGAATGTTGAGTTCTGTATCCGTAGACTCAGCCTCTTCAGCCCCTTGTTGGAAAAATGAATATCCAAACAAGCTACCATGATAAGCATCTGCTAGCATGGGAAGGGTCACTTCAGGGGGATCAGCTGTTTGAGCAGTGTTCCTTTCTGGAAGGTCAGTTTGAGAGATACCCCTTGCCTGATCATCCTCTACCGTAGAGGCAGGAGCAGGAATATTAGGGTGATCTGTTAAGGGAACACCGAATAATCCATTGGCAGTGCCATCACCTTGAACCCCAATATCACCAGCGCCGAAAGTAGGGTTCAGGGCCACATGGGTACGGAGGGTATCGTTTGCCCCTAGATTAAACTGTTGAATCCCGTAAAGATCTTGCCAACGAGTTCTTGTGTTAAGTGCCATTTTGTTTCTCCTTTGTGGTTAAGACTTTCAGCGCCTTTAATAGTGCTCCTTTCTCAAGTCGGTTATTTTTTGGTGGATTCGAAATTATACTTAGGTTTTTCTTCTTTAACTTCTTTAGCCTCTTTTGGCGCTTCCTCTTTTTTTGGGACACTCGGTCGTTCCTTAACAACCTGATAGATCCCCGGTTTAAGGGAAGCAACCTCCTCTACCGAAGCTTCAATAGTTTTACGCTGCTTTAGGGCTTGAACCTTTTCTTTGGAAAGGGGCTTAGTTCCAGGGAGCCGAGCATATCCTCTTCCAGCTTTGAGTTTGATTGTTGCCATGGTATTTTTTGGTTTGTTAAAGTTATAGTTAATTGTATTGCTATTAGTGATAAAGTTCAATAGCCAACCTTACATTATTAACAGAGAGATTAAAGATAAAACCCCTCCTTGAACTATAGTAGTAATGCCCCCATAGCTATTAAAATAGATATCAGGGACATGAAATTCGCCTTTAGTGCGCCAATCTATCACTTCTTTCAAAAACATAACAGCCCAAGCTATTAAAGCCCCAATGGCATAATGGATAAAGCTTGCGCCTATCAACAAGGCAATAAAAGTACCTATGATATGAGTCATTGACCAATGGCCATAATAAAACCATTTGCCACGGAAGAAAGTATTTAAAAACCAATTGGTCATATTGTCTGTTCCTCAACAATTACGTTATCTGAGTAGGTCTGTGCTACAAACTTCAAAGAGCTTCCATATAACAGGCCAGCTGGACTTGTCAATTGTCCGTAATCAATGCCCTGGTAGGAGTAATCAATTGCCTTGCCTTCAAAATCACAATTAACAAACAAGATCTCTTTGCACCTTTCAATGATAGAGATGTTCTGGTCCAATGCTACTGAAGAATTCTCTGCCCTGCTCAAAACATTGATAAAAAACAAAAGGTTCATGGTATCTATACCAGCAAAGCGCCGGGTATAAGCTGCATCCTCTAAAGTCAAAAAGACTACTGGAAATTTGGTTTGAGGAGATAAACTCAAATCTTTAAAGGAGGCTACCTCCGGTAGAAAATTAACGGAGTATGCTTTATAGGTATTGTAAATAGCATCGGAGATAGTTTTAGAATCAGAGTTATGTCTCTCTACCCCCCTTTCATTCATCAATTGATAAGTCAAGGGTTCTCGAGAGATAAAATCAATATCTAAGAAAGAGGATTGCAAAAACCCATTTCTCCAGGGAAAAGGCCTTTCTGAATATGAAACATTAGGGAAGAATAATTCAAAGGTAGTTTTTCCCCCTTGCTTATCTATAACAAAGGATTGATCTCTATAAGGGCGGAACAGCTCCTTAATGTTATCAATGATCCCCATGGATTGACGGATTGCTGGCCGAGATTGAGTTTGATGGGCATAAGCAAATATGCGAACCCGGCGGACGGTATCAATCAATCCGTTCATGATACCACCATTAGTCTCCTGGATGGGAATGATAGCAGTATAGGGGAAACGGGTGGGATTTCGAGGGGCGCCCCTGTAGTTCCCATGCAGGGATCTAAAGTTAGGATTAGATGAGTACTCCCTGCTAAAGAATGCCTGGAGATTATCTAACAACTCCTTAAATGAAGTCGGGGCATTTGCTGACATAAAGATAGTGCTTTAAATAGCACCGGTTAGTATTCTGATCTATCGGTTATATCTGTTCCTGTTGCATCAATTTCATAAGGCATTGAGACCGGGGTTGTATCTAATCTCCGTGCGGCACCTCTTAAATGAGCCCTGCCAAAACGGATTTGAGTCAACACCTGGTTTACTTCTTCATTATAATCAGAGGCAGTACCTGGGGCCTCCGGCATGTCTTGGGTAAAGACCTTGTCAAGGAATACCGCTGCAGCTTTTGAACTGAAAAGAGATACAATATCGGGGCTATAGCGATATATGGAAAAGGCGAAAACTACTTGATCGACAAATGCTCCTTGAAAAGCATCTGTATTAATTTTAAATCCTGCAACATTTAATAAGTCAATCTCAGCTCCATTGGGGAATGACCCCAATCTCCCAAGGATATCTGAAGCCACAAAAACTTTGAGACCGTCATCTTCCCTAAATTCAAGACTAATAAATTGAGTGGGGGCTGATGGGGAAAGCTCAATATGCGCTTTTAAAATATCCCCAGTGCTTTGATAGTCTTCTGTAAGGGGTTCTGGGTATGAACCCCAAGCTGGAATCTTTGAGGCGTCCAGATCATAATATAATTCAAGAAAGGGAATTAACTGCCCCTCCCCTTCTTGGATGATATTATTAAGACGAGACAACGGGTACGTTAGGTAACCCGTTGTCATATCGCCTCTTTGCCTCTTAATCTGAGGGACTTTATTGATTAGATTCGATATGGTTGATATCCGATCCATTCATTAGCCCTTTTTAGATTTGCCCTTTTTACTTTGTTTAGGCTCTTCTTCAAGCTCTTCTTCAGGTCCATCATCTACTACTTCAAACTCATCCAATTTAGCTTGGAGGTTTTCAACAGTTTCAAAAAGGACTTTGACTTGAGCTTGAAGCTCTTTAATATCATTCTGGGTTTTTTTATCAACCCCTGCTCCCGAAGAACCTTTGGAGTCAGTTGATTTTTTTGTGTGTGCGAAATCAGCCATTTTCTCTTTATTTTGAGTTAATATAAACTCAGGGGAACCCCGATATGGAGCTCCCCTGAGGGGCTATGATGAGTGATGTTTAGGCGGTGTTACGAACAATGTGACGGTAGTCAGAATGTCCAACCCCTCCGTGATAGGAGAAGCGGAATCGGGCTACAATCTGATTCGTAAATGCCAGTTCCGAGCTAGCTCCTTGAGAAGCAGTAGCAGGAGCATAAACGGTCAGCCACTTCATTTGATCAGCGGGGTTACCCAGATACCAGCCGGTGTTGCTAGCTAGATAGGTAGTATCCACAACATTGAAGTTACCCAGTGCCCGGATCGGGTTCAGGGTCGGCTGAATGCCATCATGTGTATCACCACCCCCTACCATGTAGGTAGTAGTGTTCATGATGTTGTAAGCAGGGATCACAAGAGCCCGCGGAACAACCAAGAACCGAGGAGTAATATTGATTTTATTGCCACCCTCATCCACCATTGCTGCAAACAATTGCATTGCATTATCGATGTTCTGATAAGTCTCAAGCGGGTTGGTAGTGGCAAGGTTATCATTTACTACCCCATCAATTGCTGTGTGATCTGCAGAGAACATCTGAGCTTGAGTCAGAGCGGTGCCCTTATAGATAGCAGCATTTGAAGCGGTTTCGTTGAAAGCTACCCGGGGGAGAACTTCCAGAGTTTGAATGATCATCCGAGCTTTATGTTGACCGGCAGCTCTACCAATGTTACGAGCCCGGTTCATCACTTCGTTGGTGTGATCCTCATAGATAGTTTCCCGAGTAATGGAAATCATACGACCAAAGTCGGCCATTACAACTTCCCAGAACTTTTCTCCGAAATCAGTTTCTTCGTAAGCCATGGCTTCCGGCCTCAGTTGAGGTTCGTTGTCCATTGCCTCGAATCCGCCGATTTTCTCACGGGTAGTAAGTCTTGCTTTTGACTCTGTGACAAGCATCTCAAAGGGCTTGACTTCCGCCTCATACTCCTTAATAATATCCCGGTGAAGGATAGTAGAAGCAAAGGTTGGGAAAGCCGAGGTATTGAGCGCTTCCGCAACTGTGGCTGCATCCTCAGAGAGAGGGACATCCACAAGTTCTTCATAGAGTTGTCGAAGGGTAAAATCTCGGGATGAGAGTTTACCTTCATCCATCAGTTGACCGACTTTATTGGCTGCAAGACGATGTGCTTCGCGAACATTACTTCCAGCCTGATCGGTGAACTGGGTTACCAGTTGTTTAAGGATTCCTTTCTTCACAATAAAATCTCCTTTTGTTTAATTAGTAGTTATTAGTTAATCAGGCTAGATTAGGTAGCTACCGTAGTATGGGGGAATAAACCACCAAGCTTGGTAACATCTACCATAATTTTGACTTCGGTAGCACCAGCCCCGGTATCAGCTTCCCATACCCATCCAATTGCTTGTTCGTTGCCATTGGCGGCGGCTTTGACACGGTCATTACCATGTTCAAAATCTACTGCTTGACCGAAAGAGTATCGGGCCGATGCAGCAGGTACAATAACAACACATTGGGTATAGACCAGAAGATTCTGGGGGCCCTTTGCGTCCTTTGACAACATAGCAGATACGCCTGCAAAGACGTTCCACTCAGTGCCAGCGGTCATTTTAGTAACTGCATGATCATCTTTGATCAGGAAGTGACCCTTCTCAATGTTCTCTGCAGCAGTCTTTTTCGGAAGAGTAAGCCGACCGTAGACGGCATCTCCCATCTGTCGGATTGATTTTGCTTTGAGTTCAGGCATGTTTTTATCCTATTAGAAATTAGAATTATGGGTTAAGAGTGTTGGTTAAGACTTAATGCCTTCAACAATGCTGTCATCAGTCAGCTTGTCAGACTCTTTGCCATCCCCTTCACTTTCTTGGGTATTGCGAGAGCCATTTCCTTGGACTTCACCAGTGGATGCTTCAACCAATTTCTTACGGTCTTTGATCCTTTCGATGATATCCTCTTCCTTATCGAATTTTTCCAGGTCTTCCCTGAATGTTTTCGTTACAGCAGCTTCCGGAAGATCATTCTCCGTAATAAGCTCATCAATGCGCTGACGACGCTTGGAGATCGTTTCTTTAACTTCAAAATCATCTACCTTTTTCTGAAGATCAGATTTCTCCGATTCCAGGGTAGTGACTTGAGTCTCAAGGTTTTGAAGCTTTTCCTTCAACTCTTTCGTCTCTTTTTCAGCATTGAAACTGGCCTGAACATCCTTTTTAATCTCTTCGCGAAGATTATTAAGGATTTCCGGGTGTTCCACTTTCAGAGATTCCAGAGTCAGAGTGGTTTGACCTTTATCCATTTTGGACTCCTCTTTTTTGGTTTGTGTTTTTTTGGTTTTATCGTTCTCCTCATCTTCTTGAGTTTTTTGAGTTCCTTGAGTAGAAACACCCTTAGACAGATTGGTGATGAGGTCTTGGTTTTGCTTTACGTAGGATTCCATTATCTGAAGAGCTTCTTGAGCTAAAGCTGTTACAACTTCGCCTCCTGCTGAAGCATAGGAAACAAAATCAACAGAGTTCAGGAAAGTCAACTCTTGCACAAGCCACTTTTCCTTAGATCTCTTCTCATCATCCTCGGGCTCTTCAACTTCTTTTACTTTAGCCCTAGCATCAATAGAAGCACCCACTTCTTTTGGGTGACGTTCAGCAAAATCAAATATCCAATCAGTCATTGGATTGCCGGTAGATTCAACAATAGCATAGCTTGCTCCATCTTTAGCGTATGCTTCTACAATAACAGCGGCAAATTCTTTGAGCTTCCGACTGGGGGTGGAAAAGAACATATCTTGGTGATCGATATACATTTTCCGGCGGCCCTGGCTATTGATAAGATGGGCAACGGATTCAGCCACTTCCTTAGAATAGTAATACCCATTTTTTGACCAGCCCTCGGCAATAAGCTTTACTTCCATTCGCTTAATGCCTTTTTTCTTTTTATCCTTATCTTCATCCTTCTTGTCATCATATTGAAGGAGCTTGATAGCATCAGGACCAGAGAGATCACTAAGGTCCATTTCAATAATCTCTTTACTGGACTCTTCTGAAGGCTCGACCCCTACAGACTCCAAAAGGTTCATGAGACCTTGCAAAGCCTTTTTAGCATCTTCGGGTTTTATCGTTTTCATATATCCTGTTCCTGTTTATGGGTTATTATGAAATTAAGTAACTTCAAAGTCTCTTTCAAGGCACTTGCCTAGAAACTTTGATGATCGTACCAAATTTATTTAACATCGGGGTAAAGTTCCCTCATTTTATGGGTCCTTTCTTTTTCTCTGATATCATTAACTGAAGTCCCCAAAATTTTGAACTCAATTGTCCCGTAGTATTTGCCAGTGTTGAATTGATCCAAAATAAACATCAAATTCATCCACATAGGGCAACCTTGTCCAAACTTGTTGACTTCAAAAGATTTGTCCAGTGCCTTATTGACCCTTTCCTTGATCTCTTTCTTTTGAGCTTCAGTATACTCTAAGGGGTTATGGTTTCTCATTTTTTTCCTTTAGATTTACGGCCTTTTTCCGGATGGAGTTTGTTATGTTGGGCAGGGGTTACTTTTTGGAAGTTAGAAGGGTTATTATTATTCTTGTTTTTATCTTTATGGTGAACGATTTCACCAGGCTTTGCCTTTGTCACCCTTCTACGAAAAGACTTTGAACGCCCTTTTTTCCAACGGCCATTGTCATTTCCAAAACGTTGTTTAGATTTATCAAGCTCGTCAATTCTTACTTCACCATCAAAGGTGCCATCATCGGGATTCCCAAAACTCATGATACATCCTCCTCTAGTTGTTCTTCATTTCGAAATAAGGCTTCTACAATCCAAGCTCTCATCTCTTTTGATTCAACTCTGATACAGACCGGAGCTTCTTCACCTTCCATCTCGATAATAACCATTACTCTATCGATATAATCAGCAGGNTTGAGCTCCTCCTGTTCATCAATTATCCCATTGATAGGGGTTAGNTTTTGTTTCTCTTTATCTGCCATGNNAAGTCTTATTTATCTTTCGGTTTTTTGTCTTCTCCTTTATCATCNTTTTTATCATCCTTCTTATCATCAGGTTCTTCTGAGTCCCCACTGGGCTCGGATTCATCGTCATCCTTATCATCCGGCTTTTGATTATCTGGGTCTTGATCTTT